TAGGGGATTTTCCGTACAACATTTGCACTGCGCTATACAAATGCTGTACCGGAAAGTGATGCCTTAAAACACACTAGTCAATTAACGCGCACTAGTAATGTTAAGTTTATTGGTGCGGCCTGATGCACCCCACAACATCAGGCCGCTATATCGAACAGGAGGAAACGTGTGGTTGGTTACATTGTTATTATAACACGAATGACTTTATTTGTCAAGAGGGGATTACGAAATAACAGCCTCTACCCGCTGAAAGAGAAAGACCTTGGATGATTATTCCGGAGCTGGTAACAGCGAATCTTGCTGGGTCTATGAGTTGCTGTGTGCCGGTTGTTGCATCAATAGATACAACGTGACAATCGGTAACTGACCCGCCCAGCAATAAGATTGTTCCAATCCAAACCTCATCTGCGGTACTATTGGGGCTTGCCTGTATGAAAATATTTGCTTCAATATAATTTGCAAAGTCATCACCTGGAATTCCGAGGTAGGGGGCTTGTGCAGTAATGCGCTTTAACATTTTCATTCTAGGGCCGATTAAATTATCAACGTAGGCTTTGTTTGCGGCTTCAATTTCTTTTAGCGGAGTTGGCACCATCACGCTCACGGCGTTGCCCATATCTACGGCAGACTTCGCGCCGCCGATTACAACGGAGCCACCGTCACCCGTATCGATATTCACATGCCGCGCCGCGTGGATATCAACGATAGGTGCCTCAAGGTCGACTGTTCCCTTTCCCGCGGTAATGTCAACGTCCGTCCCTCCGTGCACCAGGACGTTCGTAGTTGCCTGATACGTCGAACTTCCAGTGTCGTTCACATTGATGTTCTTCACGCTAGTGTTTCCAGTGATCTTAACGAACTCCGCGTTCGCAAGAACATTAATGTTCTGGTTCTCCAGCGTAAACCCACTAGCAACGGCCTGTATCGCATGCCAAAGGTTACCGGCGTTGTCGACGTAGTATCCACCAAGCTCACCCTTTGGAATAAGGTTCTCGCTATGAACATTCACAATATTTTTGGTATCATCAACAGCGACCGTGATATAACCGCACGTCACACCTTCGCGCGCGTCCACATACTTCTTTGTAGCAGGGTTCGCGTCCTCCACGGGTTCCGCCACTTTGGTTCTTGCGTTGACCATATCGACATCCACGTTTCCAAACGTCGTAGGTCCGTTTATTCCAATGTTGCCAGCGATTGCCGTATTGCCCTCATACACCGCGACGCCCGCGGAGCTTTTGTCGAGAATGCTAACGCCATCGGTGCCAGTGACTAGGACCGTACCGCCGCTGCGGAGTTCAATACCACCCGTAGCATTCACCGCAACCGTCTGTCCAGCCTTGAGCACGATAGGGTTATTACTCTGCACCGTAAACGTTCCGTCAGCGTTCTTCACCACGGAATTCTGATCGAGGAAGAACAGCGGCCCCGTGAGCGTACCGCCACTTGTCTGAATATACTTGCTAGGATCGACCTTGTCGACCTGCTTCTGAATGTTGGCAATGTCCTCGTCCTGCTGCTTGAGTGCATCAATCATCTGATTGATATAATCCCGCATCTTGCTTAGTACATCAAGGTAGCTCAGCTCGTCGGAGAAGATCGTCGGCAGAACCGGCAGGCAACAGAATCTTATCTTATTAGGAATATCGCTCATAAAATACCTCCTTACATAATTGCAATGCACCACTGTGACATTGCGTAACTGCGGATATCAGTGCTCTCCGTGTCGGATGCGAGTTTGATTTGCCAGGCCTTGCCGCCCGTGGCCGCAATGGGAATCGCGGTAACGCTGATGCAATCGTCAAAGCTGATGACTTCAAATCCGCTCTTTTTGACAAGCACAACTCTAAACGTACTGTTCAATTTATCACCACACTTTCATAAACAGGTCTTCGAGTTCTTCGATGATCTGCAGGTCGATGTTCACGAACGTGCTGCGGTATTCCTTCAGTCGTGCCGCAATGGACGCGCCGCCATTCACACCGGAAACATGTTCCAGATATTCGTCCGTACTTTCTGCGTTTTCGTTGGACGTGTTAACATTCTGACTGTTTCCTGTTGCCTTGCTAGTTCCGCTGCCTTTTGCGTTCCCAGACCCATTGTTGGATACCATTCTAGCGTCCGTCAGATAGCGGTCATTCTGTAGGCCAGACAAACCACCCTGCGGAGTATCGCTGTACTTGTTGATTTCGCTCTCCGTGTTCGTGTTCGAGGATTCGGACGTTGTGGAGGAATCAGACGTCGAGGACGTCACACCCTGACTGTCAGTCTGCGTCTGCTTTGTACCCTTGCCGATTTTCGTTCTTGTGAGATCAATGTCATACAGCGGATTGAATTCAAGCAACTCCGACTTGTACATCTGATTGTAGTACGGCATGATCTCCGACAACTTCTGATTCAGCCGGAGTTTCCAAAGCCCCACGGTTTCCAGTCCAATTTCTTCCGTGTAGTAGGCTTTGAGGATCTTGATTTCAAGGGCAAGCCGGTAATTCTCATCAAAGATAGGCCAGTCTTCGGAGTTGAAGATTTTCGGTGCAGCCGCCCTCACGATTTCGTTAACCTTGCTATAAGGTTGCGATTCCGTATAACCAGCTTCTACCTCGCAGATATAGCGCAGCTGCGTTGTGTATTTACTCATCTTCCCCACCTCCGTCCGGCTCACCCATAAAGGATTCCGGCGTCACTTCCTCGCGGTAACGAACGGAAATACTTGTTCCGAACATCCGGTTAACCGCGTCGCATGCCTGCTCTCTCGCGATCAAGCCGGAGTATCTGCTTGCAATCGTGCCGCCCTGATTTGCCTGAATCTCCAGCGTGTTTACGCGTTCCTTCTTATCCGCGCCGTGATTCGCAATGCCAAGCGATTCGAGGGCGTCGTTCCAAATCGTCTGTTTGAGCTGCTGCAGAGCGGGTGCCACTAGCGGCGCACCAGTCATCAGCACTTTAACATTATCAGCTATTCCCTTTTTGCCAAATATTACCGGGAAGTTCCCTTCATACTGCTTATAGGCGTTCTTCAGGGAAAGCAGCGTATTGGAATCGGATTCGATGAGCACCGGCGTTTTCTGTGCGGATATGTTAATGTCAATCGTCCTGTCGATATCCGCAAGCCGCCTAGCGAACATTCTGCACATATTAAGGGAAGGGCTGTGCAGCATGTTATTATAGCAGATAACCGAGTCTTTGTTCGTTCGCTCTGCGTGATACGTTGACACGGTAGATTTATCCGTTTCGTTGACGGAGCTAACGCCGGGAGTAAACGCCCTGCGCCGGATCGGAATCTTGTACACGTTGAACGGGCCGCTAATGGTAACCGGGAGAGCCAGCATTCCGAGGACATCATCGTCAAAGAAAAGCGCAAGGCCATTTTTGAACAAGGTCAACTCAAGGAACCGTGCGTCCACGCTTTCCGGAAGATTGAGCCATTCGTACCGGGATAAGGACATCTCTAGCAGCCGATCATAATAAAAATTGTAGGTCAGCCGATTAAATGAATCAGCCGCCAACCACGCTTTGAAGCTATCACCCATTAACTCACCACCTCACTATGTTCCGGATTCGTTGCACCGGGGGAGTTGTCGACGGAATAATCTCCGAAATGTACGGTAGACTTCCAGAATGTAATTCCCCGGTCATACACTTCACAAATTCGTTTTTCTGCGCTTGCAGGGATTGAACCATCAATAGAGCACCCATTTGTTTTAACGTAGTTGTAGAATGGCCTTGTCCCGATATTCGGCTTTTTAACGGTGTTCGTGGCATAACCGTATTTGCGGAAATACATATCAACCCGTTCTGCAGCCTCTGCCGTTAGATGACGGATTCCATAATGGAAAGTCATCAAATGCGCAGCTGCTAACAAGTTGTTATTCCCGCCCGGCGTCCCGGAATCAGCCATCGTCGAGGCATCCCATCGACGAGCAGCAGCCCCGACGGCCTGTGTTGCACCCGCGACTGCACCGACATAATTCTGACTAACAGCAGACATTAACGCCATGAGTGCACCACCAATGAACTGAACAGCGTTAGCGCCGCCCTGCTGAGCTAACCATGCCTTGTATGTGTCGCTAGTCGTACCGCATTGCGGGTATCCGGATAACGTCATGCTTTCAGCGAAATTTCTACCTTGTACCGTTTTGAAATTTTCGGGAACAAGCATAACCGTAGGATTAGGCGAGTAATCCCCGATCAGCTGGAAATACAAATCATTCGAGGAAACGCCCGGCGTGAAAAGCTCCATCGGATAAACCTTTGTATTTCCGGTGTTGTTCGTCACCCACAAACCCCAGTACGGGTTTGTGTATAACTTCTTGCACTGCGGCGTGTAACTTTTCCGCACACCAGCCGTTGCAGATTCAAACGCTTCATTGTAATGCCGTAAGAATTGCAAGCGGTAGTTTTTAACTGTAGATAATGTGTCGGGTACAACTGCTCCAATTTGTGCGAATAGTTCGGGCACAAGCCCAAATGCCACAATTGAATTGGCATCCACACCTGCACCGGATAAATACGAACGGAAGGTATTCAAGCCTTGTTCTGTGAACGGCTGAGCATAGGCCCACAGCATTGTAGGCAAGCCACTGACAACGTGCGGGCTTGTACCGTCTGCCCACCAAGCCATCATCCACAAACTGGATAACTTTGTCGGGACTGTTGCACCGCTGAATGTGTAGCTGACTTCGTCGTAATAGCTGATCGTGTATTCATCAAAGCTAACAGGCTCCGGCACTAGGTTCTCTCCGATGTTATCCGTCAGCGGATGCTCACGTTCCACAAAAACGTCCCGGATTTCATAATCGCCCAACCACGTCTGAATGACGTCGATTTCATAGGTAATTGTGGACGTGTTGTTGTTCACATATTCCACGTCCGTGATGAACGCATAAAATTTCTTTACGTTACCTGCAGAATCCTTGAAGTTTGTATTCTGGAAAATCAGGTAATTGCAATCGTATAGATTCTCTACAGGCAACTCGACCTGAATTCTACCGGCGCCGTATCTTTGGTAACTCTGTGCATTGAGCGTGTACTTGATCCACTTGCTGAACGTTGTGAACTGATCCGCCTTGCTACCGAAATACATGGTATTTTTGTAGTCCGGTTCACACGGGCAATCCTTAATGATATAAATCGTGGTATTCGGCACGACATATTCAGCCATTGTATCACCACCTTTATAATGAGTGGAGGGGCAATGCCCCTCCGTTTACTGCTTGACGAGCGTCAGCGTGTTGCCGAGCACGACCTTGTCGTCAAGGCCGTTGACCAGCTTGTAAGTTGCGCCTGCCATCGTGGCAACCACGTCATACTTATAGCTTGCAGTCTGCGCGGACTTCGGCAGGATAATCGCACCGTAAGGATGCACGGCAACCAGCGCCTTAGTCATTGCCTCCGTCTGCACCAGCTGGAAGTTGGACGCCTGCAGGCTTGCCGGATCGGCGCCAGTCAGCGTGTACACCTTGTTACCAGCCTTATCCTGCGAGTATCCGGTAACCGTCAGAACGACATCCGCCGGGGCGGAAATCGTCGCGCCATCGTCAACGAACGCTACGGCGTTGCTGAACGGGGAGCTGGAGACGATCTCCCATCGGTTGTAGAAATAGTTGTTGTACAGGCCGCTGCCAACGTAAGCCTCCGACATCTCATTCAGCGTGTCGTAAATCTGGAACCATTCCTGATCTACGAGAATCGCCTTTACGTCAGCCATCAGGCCGAGTTCTGCAGCGGTAACTTCTTCGATGTTTGTACCAGCCGCGCGGATATCAGCAAAGCGGTCGTTGTCGAATGTGGTGAAATCGTCGATGAGAACGAGCCTGCCGAGGAAATCCGCCTTTTCCATGTGGAACGCCGCCGCAAGAACTTCGACGTCGAACTTCGCGTTATACTGCGCATCCATGAAAATGTACTGATCTTCACGGGGGGTGACCGTAGTCACGCCAGCCGCATTGTAGTCGTTTTTCATGAACGTCAGCATATTGGACGTGCCACGGAATGCGGTTGCTGCGTTCTTAGAATCAGCCGCGTCGAACGCGACGGGCTTCATCTTACCATGCGAAACGGCCTTGATGAGCAGGTACTTGACGAGCAGGAAATCATCATATTCGGCTGCACGGATAACGCTGTCGATGATTCTGGAAATCAGGTCCTCAACACCGGAAATCGAGGTGAACGCCTGTCGGAGGTCTTCGCGCTGAACCGTGACCGGATACTGCACTTTCCAGTTGATAAGATGGAATGCGGACCGGACGTCCGGGATCGTGCGCTTGAGTTCGCGGGAAGCCGCCTTCTCAGGGGAGAAGTCACGCGCTTTTGCGATCTGCACGAACACTTCCTCGACCGTCTCGCCGGTTTCAAGGAACCCTTTCTTGAACATCCGGTACGGGTTGTTGAACGTGGCGGACCGGATTCGGACAAGAGCGATCTGATTGACAAGGGCGCTCAGGAATTCGTTGGCAAGATTCGGGTAACCGAAGAAGACGTCACCAACCTGTCGTACGTCATAGTTGGTTGCGACTTCAGGCACCTGATCCTGATACTGAGCGGACGCATTCGCACGAATGGTATTCAGGATATCAATCGTGGAAGCGTTCAGGGTGGACACTGCAATTTTTCTAGGCATTAAATCATTCCTTTCATAAAATTATTCAGTCTTGAACAAGTCCGCATACGACCGGCGCTTCGGCTCCGGGTCAGGTTCCTGTTCCGGGTCAAGCTTATCGGGCGGATTGTAAAAGGCGTCTCTGTATTTCTGTCTCCATTGCTTATCGTTGTCTGCAAGCTGCTGCTTGTAGTCAACATTCTCAGCGCCTGCATCAAGAGTGTCGGAGACATCTTGCAGAAATGCAAGCGTATCGTCGGAAGTATCATCATTCGGAATGAATTTCTTCAAGCCGTCAAGAACTTCCTGCTTTGTTTTGATTGCCACAGTGTTACCTCCTCATGTCCAAGCATTCATGGGCATCCAGATTTTCAGTTTTCGGGTCGTCGGTGTAGGCGTGGGAGGATGCCCCGTGAAATATTCGTACCAGTAAGCGGCGTTGTCGCAGCGGTACCGATATGAACTCGCGGCGGCCCAGTCAGCGGGTTTTTCGTAGCACAACTCAAATGCGCCTGTAAGGTTATCAAGCGTAATTTGGCTACCACCCACATAGCCCAGTTTGAACTGTTCGAATGTGATATAGTAGAAATTGCGGATATCAACCCCTATTTCAGTGAAATTATCATTGTAATAGTCGAAAAGCCCGTGTGACCAATTCTGCGGAATCGTGTCCCGCATATAGGCCGTCTGAGCGGCGCCGTCCAGTGGACTGCCGGGACGATCTGCGAAATTAGGCTTATATCCGTCCGCTGCGTATTTGGTTGAGTTGGTGCTGTTAATGTAGGTATTTGGCGGGGTAAAGCCCGGAATTCCGTAGCCATGTTTATCCGACGTTGCCCACTCAGAGAACTGTGCTACCGTCGGGATATTATCACCCTCCCAACGCCAAGGGTTCAACCCCGATTCACCGGCGCCGTTTCCAAGCATAGCCGCGATAGCCCCGATCGACCAACCAGCCGCCGCCATAATGTTCGCCATCTCTGTGGCGTTTTCCAGCCCTTCAGTGCTTGTGCGGGAATAAGCCCCCGTGGCTTTCGCATGCCATGCCAAGTCTTTTCACCACCTTTCTTTTACGGGTTCGATTTCACAACGAACGCCGGATAACCTGCCGCGATCAGCTTTTCTTTCATAGCCTCCGCATAATCGCGATTTTTGAATGCCCCGACCTGTACACGGTAGATTCCCGGTTTGCCGGGGGTATCGCCCTCTTTGTACTTCACGCCAAAGCAGTCACACACCCCTCTTGCAATGGCGTCCGCAATCACGTCGAGATTGTGAACGATCCAGTTTGCTACCATAGGCACGTCGTGGAAGTCGACCTCGACATAAACCGTAGGCGCGTGCGGCGCGTGGATTTCGTAGAGCTGCGGCTGCGCGGAAATGTTGGAACTAGTGCCGGGAGTAACGGCGTCGAGCTGTTTGAAAATCTTCTTGCTATACTCATAACCGAGCTGGCCTTCAACAGTTCGCATACACATTACTCGAGTGCCGGACACTGTGCCATTAAAAGCATTGCTGTGTAGCGGAAGGTGCAGGTCTGCACCCCATGCGTCAGATTGATTGCACTTGTTTGCCAAAGTGCTCCGATGCACGATCTTTACCTCAAATCCGCACCGCTGAAGGATCGGAGCCAGCTTTTCCGCAAGCAAACCCATTTGTTCTCCTTCGTTCGTGGTGCCTCCAGCATAGGTGTTTTCAAACTGATCGGACGGGCTGAGAAAAATCTTCTTAGCCATGGTTCAGCTTATCAACGAGCTGCTGCATCACCAGAGTGTTGTTCTGGATTGCTTTGGCGAGTTCGGAAATTTCATCCTTGTGCTTCTCCTGAATCACCTTAATATACCAAAAGCACATAAGGGATACACAAATAGGAAATCCGACCTGCGTGATAATGTTAAGAACGGTCTGAACGTTAATAGCCTTTCACCTCCTTTAATGGAATCCTACTATTATTATATCACACGCGTGCGATTTGTCAATTGACAAAAGGCGCGAATGTGGTATAATAATTATAGGTGGTGTATTTGTATGGCGTACTACGACGGCACGAAACTGCTATCAATGCAAGATATCAACGGCAAGCGCCCTGAAATCTATCTGTGCACAACGAACAGAACAGGCGGTAAAACCTGCTATTTTTCCGGCATGCTTGTGCGTCGCTTCAAAAAGACGCGTGAAAAATTTATGCTCATATACAGGTATAAATACGAACTGGACGATTGCGCGGATAAATTTTTTAAGGATATCAGAGGTATTTGGTTCCCAACAGACAACATGACGTCAAAGCCCATGGGCGTATTTCAAAAGCTGTTTTTGAACGACGTCGAATGCGGTTACGCCGTATCGATCAATCAGGCTGAAGCCGTGAAGAAATACGCGCATCTGTTTTCTGATACTGGAGCTATGTTCATGGATGAGTTCCAGAGTGAAACAAATACATATGCCTCGAATGAAGTGAAAAAATTTATTTCAATTCATACATCTGTCGCGCGTGGTCAAGGCGAACAAGTTCGATATGTCCCGGTTTACATGTGCGCGAATCCTGTCAGCTTGCTCAATCCGTATTATATCGAATTAGGCATCTCCGAACGCCTCCGAAAGGAAACGCGTTTCCTGAAGGGCGACGGCTTCGTTCTGGAGCAAGGTTATGTGGATTCCGCAGCTGAAGCACAAAAGGGAAGTGCATTCAACCGGGCGTTTGCAAAGAACGAATATGTCGCCTATGCAGGTCAGGGCGTTTATCTGAACGACAACGTCGCATTTATCGGCAGACCGGAGGGCGTTAACAGGTATATCGCAACGCTCCGGTATTGCGGGAAGAATTACGCGATCCGGGAGTATCCACATCTAGGCTTTATGTACTGTGATGATAAAGCAGATGATTATTACCCTGTACGCATCACTGTAACAACGGAGGATCATGAAGTTAATTATGTGATGCTCAGGCGTTCCGACGCAATGCTTAGCCAGTTTCGATATTTCTTTGAGCTAGGTGCATTCCGATTCAAAAATTTGTCTTGCAAAGAAGCAGTCCTCAAGGCGCTTGCTTATTAAATAGGTATCACCGGAGACTATACGCTCTGCTCTGCCAGGATCACACGGCTGAAATTACGCCGCCTGGACAGTTACGGATATCGTGAATCCCTTTGTGTAACTCTCCGATTTTGATACGGCTCCCACTTATGTGGGAGCCTTATTTTATTGAATCGTTATTAGGTCGCAGATCACTTTATCGAGCATATCAAAGCTATGTACGATCTGCGCGATTTGCGCTAGATTCTTAGTGCATCCAGATGTTAATGATAACATATATGCGTCTTTGATACATTTTCGGATTTCTTCAAGTCTCCTAATGAGTTCGTCATTGTTCATAGTCATACATCCTTATTCATCTTCCCTTTCTAAATCCCGCAGGATTCCACGGATGATCTGCAGGCTCTTAGTCGTCCACGCGGCTGCTTGAAGCATGTCTCCATTGAATACCAGCGTGTTAGCTCCATTGATTACTTTTCGTAGTTCGTCCAGTCTCTCGCGTAACTCCGTTTTATTCATCTTCGCTGCTCCTTTTCGCATAGTTGAACAGAGTACGTGCAATCAGTTCCAGAACGTATTTCTCGTCACAGCTGACAGCATAGGCAATTGCATCTGCTTCTGCGATCGTTCTAGTGCAGCTTTCAAGCACGTTGCGCTTCAGCATTTCCATTTTCTCTGCTCTGATTTCCTCCACGTTTTTCGCGCCCTTGATCTTTACAATTTTCACCTTCATTGTTATACCCCCTTAATATATTCAGCTCTGATTTCTTTGTAGCTTTTCATTTCCAAAGTGGTCATACTTGTTACATAGTTCAGCAAGTCATACCAAAATGGAAACTGATGTTCCACTTCACTTCCGTCTTTGCATACGACGGTTAACTTAAACTGCATTCGCATGACGTTTCACCTCCATCTGTTCTCGCAAAATGCATTTTTTAACGGTTTCATCGTCAAGCCCTAGGCATTCGCATAAAAAGTAATACCATTCGGACTTAAAAAACTGTGCGATCTCTGTACGATTATGCAAACGAGCATACATAGACTTGTTACCGCGCTCTTTACTTCGAGGTTTCAACTCTTTGCTGCATCTGACGTAGTCTTGCACGCCTACCTGAATAATCGCAACGGCTAGACGCTTAGCCTCCATGTCTGTCATTGTTATCACCTCATTTCATATGTTGTCGCGCACAACAGCACACCGCCGGGGATAGTTCTTGGGAGCAGCTTGCCGGGGACGGTTAAGCCTAGTTTAAAATCCGTGATCTCTCGTTTCTCACGCAAGAAGGCAAGCTCTTCAGGTCGGTACTCACTTTCGGGATCATCTTCCGTTGGCTTCCATCCCTCAACGGATTTCAAAAACAGCTCTTTGCAATGTTTCGGCATCCCAGCGCATTTCACGTCATAAAATGGCTCCGTTATGAGTTCGCCATCCTCGGACGTGACGTGTTCTATGTAGGTTTTCTGCCGGACAAATAGCCCCATATCCCATCCGCTTTCCAGCTTCCAGCAACAAAAATCACGGTCGTGGATTTTCATGCCGCGAACGGCGTCGCGCGGGATATCCATGTGGCAACTGTCGGTATCAGCATAGATAAAACCCGGCTCGTCTGGACCATAATAGTTGGCCTGCGCCGCCCGAATCGTAAAACAGCGTGCATAACTTGTGATAGCTGCGCCTACTGGGATATACCCCGGCTTTTTGTCGTGAGCCTCCACGATGGCATACCCGATACTGCGATCCGGTTTTTGGTATGCGACCTTGAAACTGCTATCATCTCCAGCTGCTAACTTGCCATACAGATTATTAAGATACAATTTAGCTAGGGTACGTTTCGCGCCTTTTGATTCTTTTTTGATTTTGGCGTACTTGTCAATATAGTCGTCAAACAAGCCCTTTGCCGCGGTAAAATAGCAGCCGTCAAGAATCTCAAAATCCGTTAACTCGTAATGCTCTTGCAGCAGCCGGAAATCCATCTCTGTAAGCGTCAGCTCTACTATAGCTTTCCGTCGTTCCCCATCGGGAGTTGTTATCCATTCGCACATTTCACCTGTTCTGCGGTCGTACACGTCTGATGTTTTTAGGGATTCTGTGCCACGATACCAGAAATTGCCTTTAATCTGCACAAACGGCAGCTTATCAGGCTTTATCCGAAATCGCGTTCGAATACGAACATAAAAGAAACTGTAGCTTGCTTGTGCTTCCGGAGGTATGAGATTCCCCCGCCAAAAGGTTGGCATGCCTATAGGATATTTGTTTCCTGACATACTGTGCATCATACTAGGATACAATGAGTTGACGTCTGCCGTTGTCCCATTATGATAAACGATATTGCGCTTTTCCGGTACGACGTAGCACCATCCGCCCCGGTATGCTTTACGGATATAGGCGTCCATCGTCTTAGCGCCGTATACTTCTGGCAGCGTCTCCGCCGTCAAGTCCGGGAACCACTTTTTATAAAAGGGATAACCGACTATTTTTTGATACTCAGACAAGCAACAGCTTCCAATCGTGAGTTTCAAGTGCCCATCAGCGACCATGATTTCAAGTGCTTCCTTTACAACTAGCACGTCATTTGCGATATATTCACGTTCTTCCGGCGTGATCTCGCAACCGGGGTATCGGAAGCCCTCATACTCCATGTCTAATTTTTGGTGAGCCGTGCCGAAACTCTTGCCGATCTCTTTGACAGAAAATGGGAGTAGCTTTAGACTGTCCCTAAATTCTATGTATCTGCCGTCAATTTTAACACAAATGGTATACCATGCGCCCATGTCAGAAATGCTATATCTGATTGTACCGTTTTCCATGTCTTTTTGTCTCTGAAAACGTACTTGCTTCACATCGTCTACATCATCAACTGCTTGCTTGTACCCGGCTTGAATCAATAGGAAGTCCAGCCAGAATGCGCCGTCAAATTTTAAGTTATGGAAATAGCAAACGATATCCCCCGTGATCCTACGTAGACCTGCCCAACAGTCCGCGATGCTATGATAGATTTCAACATTCTCGGTAAACAACGGGACAATGGCAGCCGCCCAAACGGCGGTATCTTTTTGCCCCTCATAGACGGTTGTTTCAAAGTCACCAACCAAAAATGTTTTAGCCCGGCTTTTCAAACGGCATCACACCACCGCCCCGTAAAAAGTCATCCATGCTAATGACGCCACCCTGCACCCTTATCATATCGCTAGCGCCTGTCGTGATCTCAAGCGTTGTGTCAACCGGTGCACCGCGCTCCGCGTCATAGTATCCACTAGACATCCCTCGCACGGCGTATTCATTGCTAAAACTTGATCCGTCAGCCGCCGTGTAATACTCGGCTTCTTCTGCAAGTGTTTCAGCTTTACCCGGCGAGTAATCCGCAAGATTCGCGTCTTTTCCCATGATGAGACGCACAAAACGATTCAGATTAAAGCGGGCTTCTTCAGCCGTATGATAGTATTTGTAGAGCATCTCGTCGATGATCTCTTGCAGCTCTACACCATTGTTTTGGATTCTTCTAGCTAACTCCGCTGCACCTAATTCTGATTCCGCCGCGCTCAATACTCTTTCGAAAAAATTGTGGTATTGAATGGCTGTTTGCTTTGCGACATCGTCCCAACGATAAGACGGAGTAAAGGCTATTAGTGGGTCTTTTAGATTGTCGATGATATTTTGATAACTAGCGGCACGTGCTTCCTGTCGTGATTGTTCCGCTTCCCGCTTCGCTACTACCTTCTGCGCGGCTTTGGAGGCTCGACGTTCGGCTGCGCGCTCGGCTTGTGCGTCGCGCCGGGCTTCCGCGCGTGCCATGCGTTTATACGCTGCACGCATAGCCGCTTGATAATTCTGCTTTTTACCACTAACTGTAATCTGCCCGGATTTTGTCGGCATCCACTTGCCGCCACGTTGCGGAGACGCCGGGACTTGATTGCCGCTATCATCCGTGTAGTATGCTCGGCTATACAGTTTTTCCGGCGTCAGCTTCTTCAGGCGCTCAACGTCTCTCTTCGTTGGCTTTGCCTTTTGCTCCGGGATATCGGTTAAAAAGGTAAAGCCGCGCTGTTCTGCGGAGCGCATAAAACGTTCAATACGACGCAACTCTTTATTATATGGTGCCAAATTTTTCGGCGGTTTCGGAGTCGCCATATCATCACCCCCTTATTTAGGATTAGGCCCGGCTGTTACACCGGGCCTTGTGGATTTACTGCGCGTCAGAGTCGATACACGGGACACAATCGGCAGTATCGGTCGAGAAAGTGGGCTTTTCGCGGGTCAGAGAACAGGTGATAAACTCCTTGCCCTTGTAATTGTTGGAGGGCTTGCGATATACTCTGATGCTGAAGCCGCTGGTAATCCCGGCATCGCTCAGCTCATCAACAATGTTTTCCAACTCGCGTCGGAACGTATCGCCGCCGCACACGAACTTTCGACCGTCCGGATCGATCACAACGCATTTTTCATAGTCCTTGTCATCTGACTTTTCGTTGTGGATGCCGAGGATCAAGTGCTTTGCGTACTCGATCACGACAGGCTCCTGCGCCGTTGCCTCGTCAAGGGGAATCGCATCCCCCAAATCCTTGCACATGACGCGCTCGTACGCGTCAAATTCGCCATTGCTCTCGATGATCTTGCAGGTGTAATTCTGATTAGCCATAGTTTTTTCCTTTCTGCCTGTGTTTTATGAGTCGGCTGCTCTGTTATTTATGTAAAGGGGTTTGTCCCCGTTTACACCTTGTTTATAACTTGTTTATAACTTGTTTAAGTGCCTGTTACATCAACAACAGCCCCATTGTTCTGCCATAGCTCTAGCAATTCCTGGAGCTGTTTTAGACCGCCAAACGGAGCGCGGTACACCCTTTGTCGCATGATCATACCAACCGTATTGGCATAACGATTTACATTCCACCACGTTATCCGGGACAAGTTTCGGTAAATTAAAAAGCCATAAACAAGTCCGCTTTGAATAGGCGTCACCAAAATAGTACGGATAAATAATCTGATCCGGTTTTCGGTAGTGCGTATTTAAATAGCCGACAGGATTTTCTATGCATAGTCGTGGCACTGCACCCGACATATACGCATAAACGATTTCCATAACGAAACTAAACGCCTTGTAGCGTAATACCATACGGTCCGGGTTTTCTTTCATCGCACGATTCCCGGCAACAGTTAAATATGTGCAAGGTGGGTGCGCAATCACTAAATCCCAACCGTCCTTTAAATGTGGGATAACATCGGATTGTATGTGCCACTCGGGATGACCTCCGCTGCATTCCTGGATATCACAGCTAAAGGCCTCATGACCACGCGCGCGGAATGCTTTACATACCGCTTGACTTTCCTCACAAGCTACAAGCACTTTCATTTTCCGTCCCTCCAGTCGTAAATCGTCGCATGCGATACAAAAGCCGCGAGGCTCATGCGGTAGATATGCGTTTCCGGCGCACTGACTTTAACCACACGCAGCGGCTGAATGTGCGGCGGGAGCTGCGGACGAATCACGCGCAGGCGCTCAAGGTCGGTTTTACTGCCGACCGGAATTGTAATAGTTAGGGCTTGCAGTTTGCCGGATTGCTCGTTCGCTGCACTGATCGTCACGTCTTCCGTGACGATCGTGCGCGTGATGGAAGGCTTGCGGGCCATTATGCGCCACCCCTTTCTAACACGCCTATAATGCACGTGCCTATAAAAATAATAAACGCTAATCCGATTAGAAGGCCGCCGATTATCTCATCATGGCGCATAGCTCTAACACCGAGAACTAAAGACGTGACAGCTAGAGCCGAACAAATGTATACAACTACCATTACGCACCACACCTTTCCAGCATCCCGATTAGCAGGGCCGCAAAAAATGTCGCGGCACCGCCAATGAACAAAATTTGTAGTAATATCCCCGCTAGATCATCAAAGAATAGCCAAACCTCAAACGTTGACGAAAATACGCAGCAAGCTTTGCATATCACAAACAACACCGCAACGCCTGCTAAAGCTACCATGGCCGACAAAATAACGTTCATTTTTCACCCACGCTTTCATTATCGTCACGCATCCACCCTTTTCGCAGATTCATGCAACGGAATTCCGGATAATCAGTAAAACAGGGATTATAACAGAAATCACGGATTTCAAGAACGTCCCCATTTAATCATTTTTCTCATCCTCCTTTTTGTTTTAGTTTCGCTTATTAATATACGCCCACCCACTTTGTGCGGCGGGTACGGCGATTATATTCGCCGACCGCCGCCAGATCTACACAGCCGTCAAACAGTTGGATATAGATGCGGGGGACTGTCAGCCTCCCGCAATAATAGCGGTTACGTGTTGCCCACGCTTTCGCCGCCTTGAGACTGTCCGTCTCAAATAACGGAGAATCCAATGCCTGACCTTCAAATGCTACAATATAAGTTTTCATTACTGTTTACTCCTTTTCGTTTTTGTTTTCGGCCTACCTCGTCAGCGCGTCGTGGCCATTCGACACGGACACCCGGAAACGGGCGTTTCGGCAATCAAAATTCAAATGCCTGGAGCTTCTTGATAATGCGGTGACATTCGTCCGCATATGCATAATGTGGTGCAGCGATTTCTTGTTCGCCGGTATGCCACAAATGGTCTGCGTAAAGCCCCTCGTGCTCCTCCGTTTGCTCAAGCGCATACAGTAGCATTTCGACATCTTCATAAGTTAATACATTATTGTTTTTCATTTCTATTATTCCTTTCGTTTGTTCTATCTTTGTGACTTTATTCTATCACAGACTCATCTAATTGCCAAGACTCGTAACGCGTCATTTACGAAAATTTATCATCTTTTTTCCCACGGTTTGCGGTCTATATCGATATGGCAGGGCGTTAGCGGGCGCTCTGCCCGAAATGCCTTTAAGGCTGCTAGAGCTTCCCATCGACCTTTCCCGTCCCACTGCTGACGGGATAATACAAGCGGCTTGATACTCTTATCAGAGTACACCCGGCGCAACTCCATAACGTAATAGATGCCGTTGTAACGTGGCTCCCGTGTAAAATATAGTTCCTCTTGATAATCCGATACAAGTATCTGTTGCGCACGGGTATACAATTGTGCTAGATAGCCCCGCGCGTCGGCTGCTAGGCTTTCGGCCTGCGCGATAGCGTACCGCGCAGCCCGCTCCGCATATTGCAGCGCGTCAAGATCGTGGAGTTCGTCCGGGTGCGTGGCGTACCACGTCACCCGGTGTTCTTGTGGGCGGCTCATGCTGTCAGAGCGGCGCGGCCTGCGCCCGTAAGAAGTTCCGCGCCGTACTTGCTGCGGATTTGGTCAAGAGTTTTTTTCCCGTTGCCAATGGGCGCAGCGTCTGCCGGGTGCCAATACCACGCTTTTTTCCGCGATGCAAAGCAGAATCCAGCGGCGCGGAGTGTCGCGCGATGCGGGTACGTGTTG